CGGCATACGTGCGCTCAATCAATCCGACCCCCGAGCAAAAGCAGTTGGCCGAGGATCGCATTGCGGTATGCGAGCCGTGTGACCAGCGAGAGTTCTCAAAGCTCTTTATGTCCTACAAATGTGCTGCCTGTGGTTGCGTTTTGATGAAGAAGGTGTATACTCCTAGAGGCCCAGATGCGTGTCCCTTAGGTAAGTGGAAGGAATAACCTACGAGGTGTGGTATGCGTGATGTCTTGAGGCAGTTGTTCGTGTTTCGGCACCCAAGTTTCCGACACAACATGACGAAGGCAGTCTTGTTTACGATGTTCTCTGTGGTCGGCACCGGCATTTTGGCATTTCTCGTGACCGACGACGCCAAGATCGGGTTGGGGGTCTCTGTAATTGACCTGATCACCAAAATCTTCATGTATTTCACGTTCGAAACTGGTTGGAACCATATTCATCGAAAGTCGTAGGAGCGGGAATGAACGGAAAAGGATCGGTACCGAGACCATTCTCGGTACCGCAGGACGTATTTGAGACTAACATGATCAAGTCTATACACAATCCGCGAGACATGTACAGACTTGCCGTCGTTTCGCCTGATTTTGATGAAAAATACCCCGATTTGACCGGAAATTGGGGAGAAGACCGAGAAAAGTGGTTACAGATCATAATTTCACTCCAAAACACAATATGACACAGATTGAATTGACTGACGAACAGAAGGAACTGCTGATGGAAAACCTCGTAGAGATTTCTGCGTCGATGTCACGCAACGAGGCCGAACGTGACCTTATCAAGGCACGCAAGAAGACGCTGTCCGAAGAACTCGACATTCCCGTGAAGGTCATTGCGCGCCTCGCGAAGACGTACCACAAGGGCAACTACAGCCAAGAACAGACCGAACACCAGCACTTCGCTGAGTTGTATGAGAGTGTTTCTGGATGAAGCCAACGGAGTTGAAAACCTCCACGGTGGTGCGATGGTTCCAGACACTAAATATTCAAAAGCAAATGGTACCCGTCGAGCAGTTTTCCCGCCTCCTTGAGTGTTTCTGGGAGAGCCAGCTACGATCTAAGCTCTGGCTGATCGATACGCTGAAAGATGCGTATCTGATCGAACATATCGCCAATACCCTCACCTATGTCTATGGTGGCTGGTATGGGACACTAGGCCAGATGCTCTACGATGAAAAGAGTACCATGGTGGTCAGCATCGATATTGATCCCGAGTGCGAGCGCAATGGGAAGCTGTTTGCACCAGATGTGGTGTTCTTGACAGAAAACATGACGACACACGTACCAAATAGTCACTGTGTGTCGATCAACACGTCATCTGAGCATATTACTCAAGAAGAATATGATCTCTGGTGGGACAATCGTCCCCCCAGTCAACTCGTGATCGTGCAGGGTAACAATCTGTTCGACAACGCAGAACACGTTCGCTGCCACCACAACCTACAAGATTTTGTCATGGGCAGTCGGATGCAGAATATTGTGTGGTCTGGGGAGCTTGTACTGAAGGACTTTACCCGTTTCATGGTTATAGGATTTCGATGAACACATTATATTGGGATACAGGTAAGCTAGGAAAAGAGGAAGATCAAAAAACATACCTTCCCACGTTGGTCGAAAGGACGCGCCACTATAATGATATTGTCGTTATTAATTGTTTTCCGAATACGAAAAATTCAGAAGAAAAAGAACGTGATGATTGGAAAGCATTCATAGATCGACACGTTAAGGAATTCACGTTAGTGATGTTTGAGAGTGCGTACGAGGCCAACGTATATTCGGCGCTGCATAAAGTGTATCGACGCCTTGAGTATTTACAACTGAATCCTTTACACGTCATCTTCCTCACAGGTGGCATGAATGCACGAGACATACACGACCGATACTGCCGCGAACAGAATATCACACACCCCATAGATATTGCGGTAGTCAACGGGTGGGAGCATTCGGCAATAATCCATAACGAAAAAATGCCCCCACAAGTGTACACCCCCAGCAATAAAGAAAGGTTGTTCTTGTGCTTCAATAGAATCAGTCGGTACCATCGCATCGCTCTATTGGGAATGATGTACGAGCTTGATCTCGTGGATCGATCTTTTTACTCGTTTTTCCTTGGAGGATACGGGAGCACATTCCGTAGGTATTTCAATGGGATGAAAGACAGAATAGGGACGGAATGGTTCGCTCGCATCAACAAACAGATCTTGTTGCACATGCACGAATTCCCTCTGCGACTGAACGTAGAGACATCAGGTGAAAACGTAAATCATACGATAGAATCAGATCGGTCATATTACGATAAAACGTACTTTTCGCTGGTCACTGAAACCTACTTCTTCAGAGCATCTGGTCTAGATCACGACGAAGAATCAGTCTTCTTTACAGAGAAGACATTCAAGCCTATATTCGCCAAGCACCCATTTATTGCGTTGAACAGACCACGCGCTCTGCACTATCTCAGAGAAATGGGGTATCGTACATTCACCCCATTCATCAACGAGGAGTATGACACTATTGAAAACGACCAGCAGAGACTGGTAGCAATCGTAGCAGAGGTGGAGCGATTGTCCAAACTTACTCCAGAAGAGTGGTTGGATTGGTCTGCGGGGGTTGCTGATATCGTCGAACACAATCACCAACACCTGATGCACAAGAAAATTCAAGATTTCGAATACAAAGGGAGATAGGTATGGGAGTGCAGATGCACGTATTGCTTGGCGGATGTCCTGATGTACAGGACGGATGCATCGTGGAAATCGGAGAAGGAAGAGGCGAGGGATCTTCGATGTTTATCGAAGAGCTGTGTGACTCCAGAGGATGGAAGTTCTGCTCAGTCGGAGTAACACCAAATCCATCCAGTGATATTCGGCACGAGAACTATTATGCCATGACTGGGGAAGAGTTTATGGCTAACGTATACCCTACTGAGATCAACCGACCGATTGTGGGGGCATACATGGACAATTTCGATTGGACGTGGGAGCCCCAACAGTTCAGTGGTCTTGCGCCGGATCATTATCTCAGACTTCAGTTTGATCAATATGCTGCTCGTGGAGTCGTGCTGAACAACATCAATAGCTCCGTGGCTCACTATAGACAGATGGTGATGTTGGAGCCGTACATGGTAAAGAACGCACTAGTGGTATTCGATGATACGTGGATTGATAGAAAGGACGAGTGTTTCGTCGGTAAAGGATCTGCTGCTGCATATCATTTAATCTCCAAGGGGTGGGAGTTGCGTGGTCCCATACCACACCATTATATTAGCAAAGGAATTCGCCGCGATTATGGTGGACTTCCTCATTACATCGCAATGCAAAAGGTATAACAATGAACGTAGCAATGATTGGGTGCGGGAAGCTTGGTCGTCCCTGCGCCACCGTAATGGAACTAGCAGGACACGACGTGGTCGGTGTAGATCCATTTCCAACAGACTGTCTGTTCCCCATTTACAACAGTATCGAAGAATGCCACCAATACGGCAAGCTGTTGGATCGGGACATCATCTTCATCGCAGTCCCAACCCCACATGATCCGGAGTACGGCGGCAACACTCCGACGACGCATCTCCCAGCAAAGAATTTCGACTACAGCATTGTCAAAGATGTGTTGAATCAGTTGAATAACTATTGCACTGAGAAGCAGTTGGTGGTGTTGATCTCGACTGCCCTACCGGGTACGAACACATACGACTTGGTCGCTGATCGACTGAAGTTCCGATACATCTACAATCCCTATTTGATTGCCATGGGATCCGTGGAATGGGACATGGTGAATCCAGACATGGTCATCATCGGAACAAAGGACGGGGACGAGACCAAGGACGCCAAGATCCTCATCGATTTCTATAAGACGATGATGCAGAATGACCCACGATACATTGTCGGGACGTGGGAAGAGGCTGAATGTACCAAGATCTTCTACAACTCGTGGATCTCGTCAAAGATCGCCCTCGTTAATATGATTCAGGACGTGTCTATGCGGGTCGGCAATATTGACACGGATGTCGTTACTAGGGCACTGGCTGGCTCCACCAAGCGTATTACTGGGTCGGCATATATGAAGGCGGGGATGGGTGACGGCGGCGCGTGTCACGTCAGAGACGCCATCGCCCTCAGTTGGATGGCCGAAGCATTTAATTTGGGTTATGACTATTTCGACAATATCAGCTTTTCCCGAGAGCAACAGGCCAAGAACATCGCCGAATTCATGGTCGGTGGGAACATCACGGATCAGGACTACTACATCCACGGTCGCGCCTACAAGCCCGGCGTTCCCTTTACCGATGGCTCATACTCCGAGTTAATTGGAC